TGATTATTTAAAAGTAAAAATACTTATAAATAAGTAATAAAAAGCAAAAAATGCCTAATTATCAAGATGCTAAAATTTATAAAATTATTAGTCCTAGCAGACCAGACTTGTTACCGTATTATGGGGCAACGATTGTAGCGTTATGTAAGAGAATGGTCCAACACCGTTGTTTAAAAGCGAACCCGTGTAAAGCAAGGGAGTTAATTTTAGTTGGAGATGCTATAATTTTATTAGAAGAAAATTATCCGTGTAATTCTAAAGAAGAATTGAGTAAAAAAGAAGCGGAATATATATTGAATAATGATTGTTGTAATAAGGTAATACCGTTGAGAACACAAAAAGAATACAATGAAAAAAATAAAGATAAAATATGCGAACAAAAGAGAGAATACAGAGAAAAAAATAAAGATAAACTATGCGAACAAAAGAGAGAATACAATGAAAAAAATAAAGATAAACTATGCGAACAAAATAAAGAATGGTATGAAAAAAATAAAGATAAACGATGCGAACAAACGAGAGAATACTATGAAAAAAATAAAGATAAACTATGCGAACAAAAGAGAGAATACTATGAAAAAAATAAAGATAAACGATGCGAACAAACGAGAGAATACAGAGAAAAAAATAAACAAAAAGTCCTATGTGAATGTGGTTCCAATGTTTCAAAACTAAATTTATCAACTCATCAAAAATCCAAAAAACATCAAGACTTTCTTAGACAACAACTTTAACTAATCTTTCTCTTAATATTTTATAAAAATTTATAAAATATTGGTAATATTATAAAGAGATAATGAGTATAAACACATCTAGAGTAGGCACCCCCGTTTGTATAGTGAAAAACGGAAGCAAAAAATACGCTAAAACATTATTTTCAGTATCCAAAGACCAAGAAATAAACGGGTTTAATCAGTATGTGCTAGACGACGACGATAGTTATTTTCAGGTCATACCGAATTTTTCTAAAGAGAGAAGCACCGTCTTCGTTGCTGGAACTGCTGGTTCTGGAAAATCTTATTGGTGTGCTGAATACCTTCGTGAGTATGCTAAATTGTATCCAGAAAATCCTATCTACTTGATAACCGAAGCAATCGACCAAGACCCGTCTTTTAAAGGGATAAAATTGAAGAAAGTAAATCTGGACGGAATACTGGAGGACCCCATCGATTATAACGAATTCGAAAACTGCTGTGTATTGTTCGACGACACCGACGCCTTGACTGGAAAATTGTTTAAGTATGTGTATGAGATGAGAAATAAACTATTAAAAAATTCTAGGAAGAAGAATGTGACAGTCATTACGACCAGTCATTCATTTACGGGGCGCGACCTTCAACCTGTCCTAAATGAAAGCACGGTTATTGTTTTTTTTCCATCAAATTATAACAGAAGTTTGAAGTATCTTTTAGAAAATTATATCGGGTTGTCTAAATCGGGTATAAAAATGGTTCGTAATTCAAAAAGTCGCTGGATTGCTTATATCAAGACCTTCCCGAATGTATTAGTAGAAGAGAAAAAGATACAGACAATAAATAATTTACAGGAATAGATTTAATTAAAAATTTAAATTAAATCTTGTTATATAATAAATGAGAACCGAATTAGAAAAAAAGTTAAACGAAAAAGGTTTAAGTCCATCTTCTGTTAAAATTTATGTCAGAAATTTAGAGAAATTATATGGCGATAATGAAATGAAAAATCTAAACTTTTTAAAAGATGTTGATAAGATAATTGAAAAATTAGAGAAATACCGACCTAATACGAAGAGAACATATTTGATTAGTATTGTTAGTTGTTTGGGGGTTATGTGTAGCGGAAATAAAGTTCTAACTAAACTCCATAAAATTTATCAGGATAAGATGAACGACATTGACGGTGAGATTAAATCTAAACCTGCTGATGTTAAGTCTGAAACGCAGAAGGAAAATTGGATTGACTGGGTCGATGTTGAGAATACACTGGTATCGTTGAAAGATAAAATTGATGTTAAGAAGAAGGTTATAAATGAAACTGAATACAACCGATTGCTTGATTTTGTAGTCTTAAGTTTATATGTATATCAAGCACCGAGAAGGAACAGTGATTATCTCTCTATGTCTGTAGTTAAATCTATATCAGATGCTAATGAAACAGATAAAAATTATTTTGTTTCGGATACGAACGAGTTCGTTTTTAATTCTTTCAAGACATCGAAGAAGGAAGGTCAAATTGTTATTAAAGTAAGTAATGAGATGTCTAATGTTATTAAGACTTATTTTAAATATCATCCATTGATTAGAGGAAAAGCATTGAAAAAAGGAGTTAAAATACCTTTTCTTGTATTTTCTGATGGAAAACCTCTACATTTAGTGAATGCTATCACGAGAATTTTAAACAAAATTTTTGGTAAGCGTGTTGGTAGTAGTATGCTTCGAGCAAGTTATTTAACTGGAAAGTATGGCGATATCAAGGAAGAACAAGCAAAAGATGCGAAGGAGATGTCACATTCGGTGCGAACCGCTCAAAGCATTTATACCAAGGTTAATTAATTTTATTTATCCTATTTATAAAAATAAATCGTCCAAAATAAAATTGAAATAAAAAATTAACATCTATGAAAGAAGATAAAGTTAAAGACAAGACAAAAAATGAATTCTATTAAGACCCCCGTTGAAAAGAAGATGTTCCATTGTGAGATATGTGATTTAGATGTAAGCACTAAAAGCAGGGCAAAGCACCTCCGTTCGAAGAACCATAACAACAACGAAAACCAAGTCGTTCCTACCCCTGTTGTGATTACTTACCATTGTGAGGTATGTAATATCACAATGGTGAAGCGTTCCAAAAACAGACATTTACGAACCAAAGCACATCTGTCAAAAGTCGAAAGAAACAACCAACCTGTTGTCCCAGAAATTGTCCCCGAAATTGCCCCAGAAATTGTTGCCCCCGAAATTGCCCCAGAAAATACTCTTACTATCCAAAAGGTAGAAGATGTATTGAGAGAGTTCCTACAAGATGGTGAGAAAATCCAACAGATTTTAGACAGATTACTCTCTGTCCCGAAGAAAAAGGAGGAGGTGAAAGACCTTAACGAAGAAGAAGAAGAAGAAGAAGAAGAGGAAGAGGAAGAGGAAAAAGATTATAGAGAGATATGTGGAAAATGTGAAAACCCCCCATTTGATGAACTTTTTGCCTATAAGGAAGGATATTTCTGTAGATGTGAGGCAGATAAGTGGTTTATTTACGATGATGAGGAATTTGCTATGTGGTGGATGTCCGAAAAAGAGGCGGAGCAAGAGGTGGCGGAGCAAGAGGTGGCGGAGCAAGAGGTGGCGGAGCAAGAGCAAGACTTCTGTTATGGAAAGCATTGTGACGCAACAGAAGGACTTAAACTATGTGTAGGTTGGAACAGAAAATATTGTTTAGACGACAAAAGATTTACTGAAAACTTGTATTGTGCTGATTGTGAAAAAATAGACTGTTATTGTGATTGTGTGTATTGTGGAGAGAATTATAAACTTACAGATATGGAATATAGATGTAATAGCGGTTTTACTGGTGAGGAATGTATGTATTGTAGGGGGTGCGTTGCTATGTCCCGAGGGGTCGTAGAACCTGTCGTAGAACCTGTCGTAGAACCTGTCGTAGAACCTGTCGTAGAACCCTCAAAATACCAATTCCTGACTATTAAAGACAAAATTATACCTAACAATGAAATTGTAAAATCCTATTATCCTTGTCCCGTCCCTTGGTATCAAAATAATACCATAAATGATAAAAGACTTCACCCGATATTCTCTCATTCCAACGATAAAGGATTAGTTAAATTTTATATTGAACCAAAAGGTTTGTATCGTGATGATATTGAACCTGATTACGAGTTTGTTAGAACAAAATTAGTTGATTTAAATGTGGGTGATATTATCTATCAAAATTTTAGTAGTTATCTTGGGGGCGTTAGATATCTTGGGAGAAGTGGAAATCTGAATAGTTATGGGAGAGTTGTAAAAATAACGGATAAGCAGGTTCAATTTCAAATTTTTGATAGTAATCATATTGGATTTAGCGGTGACATTCATTCATTTAACAGAATTTGGTATGATTTCAATCTTGAAATAACCCCCAAAATTTATAAAATGAATAAGACATATTCATTTCATAAGGTCATTAACGATAATGAGATACATAAATATATTGGAGATACAGATAATATGATTTCTTATGAGGAATACGATGGGGGGCGTTAGATATCTCGAGTTCCTATTTTAATTAGAATTATTTAGGAGAACTATAGTCCAAAAGTTTCTATATAGTCTTCAACTGATGCTTCTAAAGTTGGTTTATTCCATAATATATATAATGACAGAGTTCCTGCCTTTTTTGGGTCAGTCCAGTCTTCTTTTGAATGCCTTAAAATATACTTCCTTTTCCTTTCTTCATCTTTGTGAATAGTATAGTTATCGTAGCGACTATCTCCAAAATGTGTCTTTGAACCATCACTAAATTCTGCTACATATCGCTTATTCTTTCTGGTAGATGGAGAGATACTGATTAACTCGTAGAGGCGTAGCAATTCCATTTATTATACTATTTTTTTTATTTTTTGATTGAACTCTTATCTTAAGCAATCCCTATTTTAATTAGAATTATTAATTATTATATATACTGGCGCTGTTCCCGTGTTCCAGTTTTATTTTCGTTTCCGATTGTATAGAGTTCATTTATCACTTTATCACTCTAAAATAAAAGTGATAAAGTGATAATTATACATATGATTTGAGAACTCTAAAACAAAACTGGAACACGGGAAACAGGGACAGAATAAAATTGAATAAAAAAAATGACATATAATATTAAAAATAAAATGACAGATAAGATTTATTGTGACGATATGGACTTTGGAACACCCGAACATTCTCTCTGCGGAATATGCGGAAAAGATGAGGAAGGTAATTGGAAAATATATGAACTAACCAATAATTTCATTTTAATAGAAGATATAATATGTGATGAATGTAGAAAAGAGTGGGTATATGTAGTAGATGAAATCCCTACTGCTGAAGAGATATTTATGTTTAGATGGCGGTGTCAAAAAGACCATTATAAACGAATAAGAACTGTATAGATACTCTTACGAACACGGAAGACAAATGCTTTAATAAAAAAATAAAAAAGAATAAAAAAATTCGTATCCATATACGATACGAATTTTCTAAAAAACAATATTTAAAAAAATAAAATATTGTTTATAAATAAAATATGTATATTGATATAACATCAAATAATGTTTTATCAATAACTAATGAAAAAGAACTTCACAATGCCGTAGTAAATTATTTGAAACTAACAGATTTAATGTTCTCTTGTCCCCTACCTATTGACTTAAACACAGATAATTTACGAATAGAAGCAGTCAAAAATGGTTATTTATGTGGAATGCCCGATATCCTTATATATACTCCTAATAACAAATATAACGGTATGTGTCTAGAACTAAAAAATCCACGAGGAACTGGTAATTTAAACAAAAAACAGTATGATGTTTTAAACAACTTTGATATTGAATGTAAATACTTTTGTCTGGTATCGAACGATTACGCTACTATTATTGAATGTCTTGTAAAATACTTGTATGATATACTGTAAATATGTAAATAATATCAAGATGTAAATACCCGAAGGGATAAATACCCTACAGGATTGCTTATTTTGTTTGTAAATATTTTTGATGTTTGTTAGATGTTTTATGTCTAATAATAGATGTTTTACTTATAATACAACCACATTCACAAGTTATTTTTTCTTTATTATTCACTTCATTATATATCTTTCTTTTTTCTTTGAGTTTTTCTTGATTATTTTTACGATACTCTTTATTTTTTTCGTTGAGTTTTTCTTGATTAACTTTATGATAATCTTTCCTATATTCGTTGAGTTTTTCTTGATTATTTTTACGATACTCTTTTTTGTATTCGGTTATTTTTTCCTTATTAACTTTATGATAATCTTTCCTATATTCTTTGTGACAAAAATCCTTAACACAATTTGGAACAAAGCAATTAAGTTTATTTATACACTTCAATTTATTTATCCACAATTGCTCGTATGCGTGTAGATGCCTAGTGTCTTTGACATTATCGCGATATACAAGATACTCTTTGATTAAAATTATTTTAAAATTTTCCCATTTTAAAGGGTCCTTGTTGATATAATCATATAATGATATACTCTTTCCATTATTACAATTATTTTTATGAACTTGAAACCTATTCCTTAATGTATTAAAGGTAGAACCGACATACTGTATTTCGGGATTACTTAAACACACAATTCTATATACTCTTCCAGTTGTATAAGACATTTGTTTTATATAACTAAATATTTCTTTAAATTCAATTTTGAATAAATACTGATACAATCTCATCAAAAGATAGTCCTTCTCTATCTCTAATTCCTTGGATATATTTATGGTATGAAGATAAGTCCATTCCATTCTCTAATAAATTCTTAACGCGAAAAATCGAGTGTCTTCCACACGTGTTTATATCATCATCAGTTTTTGACTGATATGAAATTGGATTATAAATAACTTTAAATCTACTAACAGCATCGTTTAAAAGACGGGTTAAATACGGCGTAGAAGTTCCAAGTGGTTCTCTATCTGTTTTAGGCAACCAAAGCAATGGTTCATCAATTTTTCCACCATAACTATCAAAATACTCAATCGTCTTTCCATAACGCATTAAACTAACCCAATGTCCGCTTGATGGCGTTTCTAAATAAAGAAGGAAAATATAGGATTTATCCCTTGGTAGTAATGCTTCAATGTTTGGAATAGAACTTAACATATCATAAGTTAAAATCTTAACATTTGGTAGATATTTCCTTATTTCACTATCATCTAAAGGGTCTTTTATCTGTTCTTTCACTTCTTGTTTGAAACGCTTAATTGCCCGAAGGGGTGAAACTGACTTACTCATTTATTATAATAGGATATAATAAATGCTTTTTAAAATAATTCAAAAATGGCGGATGAAAATATTTACCGATAAGATATTAGGAAGATACTATAAAAAATACAATATGTTGAAAACTTAATAAAATGTTTTTTATTTATTAAAATAATCTTGATATATAATAAAAATGTTTTCAGCAAACAATAACCAGTATAAAAATCGTCTTGGAAATCTCGAGGCATTTGTCTATGGATATTTACCTACTTTATCTGGACCCTCTGGACCCTCTGGACCTTCAGGACCATCAGGACCATCAGGACCATCAGGACCTTCAGGACCTTCAGGACCTTCTGGACCTTCTGGACCTCAAGGTCAAGCAGGATTGTCTAATAACTTATTTAATTATAAAGCAAATGTATCTACTCAAACACCCCCACCACCAACCAAAGATGTCATTTGGAATAATTCAACACAGACGTCATCAAATAAGTTATATGTATCTCACATCGATAGGGATAACATTGATGTAGATTTTTTATTATTAGCAATTACTCCATCAAGTTCGTTGATAATCCAAACGAGTAATAATTCAACATTGTATCAAAAATGGATTATAAATACTATTACCGCCCAAGGTGGATATGTGGAATTTGATATAAGTTTTGTAAGTTCTACTCATAATTTTACTCCTAACGAAGATATTGTCCTGATAGTCCAATTGGTAGGTCTGGTCGGACCATCAGGACCCTCTGGTCCTTCTGGACCCTCTGGACCATCTAATCCAACATCAACTGCTTCTATCATTACATTAGATACTTCTAATACAGATAATTTCATTCCTTTTGTTAATGCTACTCCAGACGGAACGGCACAACCCCTTAAGGGTAATACTTCATTAAAATACAATTCTTCAACAGGTAGTTTAACTATATCTGGTCCAGTTGGTATTGGACTACAACCTCTAATTGACCCTCCCTATCAATTAGAGGTTGTAGATAAACAAAATAGGGGAAATACTGTTCGTATATCTGGTTACGGGGACAATCTTCTAACCCCCTTATTATTGAGGAAAGCAAGAGGAACTTTTACAAATCCGCTACCAGTAGTAGCAGGTGATTTATTAGGAGGAATTCTTGTTAGTGGTAATAAAGGACCATCAGGACCATCAGGTCCGAATGAATGGTCGAGTAATGTAGGACATATTGGGGTTATTGCCGAAACTAATTTTAGCACTGTTTCAACTCCTGTTTATTTGTCATTTGAAACAACCCCTACAACTCAACTTACAAGATTAGAAAGAATGAGAATAACAAGTGATGGTAATGTTGGTATTGGGACAACTACGCCCCAGTATCCTCTTGATGTTGTGGGGTCAAACTCGGGAATTGTGGCGCAATTAACCTCGTATTCTGATGATACTTTAATCCCGTTATATACTCGTAAGGCAGGAGGTTCTCTTTCTGCTCCTACTGCTATTGGGGCGGGTGGTAGAATTGGCGGTATCGTTTCTGCTGGATGGTCTGGTGATACTTTTCGTGCTACTGGTGCCTTCCAAATGGTAGCAGAACAGACCTTTACAACTAGTTCTTGCCCTACTGCTCTCACTTTCCAGACTACGGTATCAGGTAGTGTTGCTCGAAGCGAGAAAATGCGTATTACTGGTGATGGTAATGTTGGTATTGGAACAACCTCGCCTGAAACTAAATTAGATGTTGTGGGTAGTAATATTCAGTGTAGCAATCAGGGCAGATTTAAAGGTTGGTATTCAGGAAGTGCGGGTTCAGGTCTAGCAACAGAAATTGGAGTATCATTAAGTGAAGGATTTGTAATTGCTTATGATAGAACATTAGGAAGTTACGCACCTCTTAATCTTGGTGCTAATATGAAATTACTAACCAATGGTAATGTTGGTATTGGGACACCTACACCCTCATATAAACTACACGTTGAAGGGTCAGGAACAGCAAATGAGGTAGTTGCTTGGTTTAATAATCAAGGACCATTCTCATCAAGTATAGCAGTAAGACAATCATCTAAAACTGCCTATTTAACTAATCATAGTGGAACAGGAACTCCTAATTATGACGGGCAACTTGCTAGTGCGATTTCTTGGGGGGTATCCTCTGGAGCATCCCCTATACAATTTTGGAATGGAAATACAGGCGTAGGTTTGAGAGGAACAGCAAAAATGACGATATTAGAAAATGGTAATGTCGGTATTGGGACAAATGCGCCTACTAATTTAGTTGATATAAATTCAGATAGTTTTAGATTAAGAACGGCGAGAACTCCTGCTTCATCAGGCGCAACTGGTGCGGTTGGTGAAATTTGTTGGGATACTAATTATATCTATGTGTGTGTAGCAACCAATACTTGGAAGAGAAGCGGATTAGCGACTTGGTAAAAAAATTGAATAAAAAAAATGACATATAGTATAAATTACAACTACTACAACAAGAAGAAAAAAAATGTTAATCAAAGAAATTTCCCAATTGAAAGTCGCCCAACAGAAAGTCGCCCAACAGAAAGTCGCCCAAGATAAAGTTCTTCCCGTAGGGGCGAAGCATCCCGAAGGGGTGAAACTTCCGCTTACTTACAAGCACGGATACTGTCCGATTAATGCTTTCATCAACTCAAGACACGCCTACAAGGATAAGAACTTGAAAATTGTAATCGGTTCTTTAGGAGTAAATGGTTGGTTTGAATATGGAGGTAAGAACTGGGGTATGGAAGAGTTTCAAAGAAAAATGGAGGACGTTCATTTCTGGTTAGAGGACAAAAATGGTAATGTTTATGATTTTTTATTTGAAAGATACTCTTTATGGTCTGTTATCCGGACTGGAAATAAATTAAGACGCACTGGTATTTTAGAGGGGGTATCCAAGAATGAACTTAAGAGTATTGGAATTGAGTATATTCCAGCACCAACAGAGGCACAAATGATGTTATACCTTTACAATTTTGACACAATGATGAATGCTGAAAAAGTATTAATGAATGGTTCTGGTAGATGGATTGAAAAGAATGGAGATGTTTATCTATGCGAGGAAAGAAGATGATGAAAACACGGAGTGGCGGAGCAAGATGATGAAGATGATTGACAACTTGATAAAAAAAATTGAATAAAAAAAATTGAATAAAAAAAATGACATATAGTATAAATTACAACTACAACAACAAGAAAAAAATGAACTCTATTAAGAATAACAAGACCGTTGAAAAGGATACCTTCTTCTACTGGGAATGTAAAAAATGTGGGAAACATCTCTACGATATACTTTCTGCCTACAAAGAGGGAACTTTCTGTATATGCGAAGAACCTGAAGAAGGAGAAGAGGGGAGAGAGGAACAGGATGAAGGAGATGATGATGAAGAACTCTCTTACGACTGTGTAGTCTGTAAGAAGCATCTCTACATAACCGAAATAGCGAGATGTAATGATAGAGAAATGTGTTGTGAATGTTGCCTTACTGACGGTAGTTATTGCTCTTGTGATATATGCGTTGCGAACAATGAAGAA